ACTGGCGGGGCCTGCTTACAGTCGGCTTGTTCCTAGGCTTGGCGGCCGCAGGCCTCGTCACCTCGTGCGCGTCCAGACAGGACGCGTATTGGGGTAGCGTGAGCATCGGCGTCGGAAAGGTGGTGAATGGACGATGAAGCCAACATGTACAAGTGATCTTCTCATCGTCGGTGGAGGGCCCGCAGGGCTCTCCGCTGCGATCAATGGCGGCAGTGAGGGTCTCAACGTCCGCCTGCTCGATAACGGCTTTATGCTGGGTGGCCAAGCCAAGGAAAGCTCCGGCATCGAAAACTACCCCGGCTTCGTGGACGCCATTACGGGCGAGGAGCTGATGGGCAACATGGCCCGACAGGCGAGGAAGTTCGCGGCCTCGGTCATTAGTCCCGTAGCCGCAGCAAAACTCACGAAGAACCCGGACGGCAGTATCACCGTGCTGTGCGACGACTATTCTGAATACACGAGCCGCAGCGTGCTGCTGTCCATGGGGCTGCAATACCGTCGCCTTGCGGCTGACAACATTGGCCAATTCATCGGCCGTGGCGTCTATTACGGGTCGCCGACGCAGCGGCTCGCTGGACACATCAAGACCGTCTGTGTGATAGGTGGCGCCAACAGCGCCGGGCAAGCCGCTCTGGGTCTCGCCAAAGACAAGCGACTAGACGTTAAGCTCCTCATCCGCCGTGGTATCGAAGACGCCATGAGTACCTACCTCATCGAGCGCATTCGTTTAAACGAGCGGATCGAGGTGATCGAGGCATGCGAGGTGAAAGCCTGTGTCGGCAACACGTGCCTGCGAAAGGTCGTCCTCGTCAAGTCCGGGGTGGAGCGCACGATCGCCTGCGACGCCATGTACATTTTCATCGGGGCCGTGCCGAAGACGCTATGGCTGAAAGGCGACGTCATACTGGACGATCACAATTTCGTCGCTACTGGTCCTCTGATCGATGTGCCTCAGTACTACGAGACGTCGATGCCGGGTGTCTTCGCTGCCGGTGATGTCCGCAGCGGCAGCACGAAGCGTATCGCAACCGCCATTGGGGAGGGCGTCGGGGCCCTACAGATGATCCACGGGTATCTAGCCTCATGACGTGGAAGCCTAACTACGCCGCGTATGACACAGCGACGTTAATAGATCTTCGCATCCATGCAGTTAAAGAACAGTTTCGTTTTCGGGACTGGAGATTTGGCAACTGTGCGGAGCCGAATGAGCTGATACGATGGACGGATAAGATCCATCGTATCGACAAGGAAATACAACACCGAAAGGAGGTGTTCAAATGGTGAGTACACGAAGGGTGTTCGCCGATGCGTGACCTCATGCCACCACGCCTAGCGGTCGTGCTGCTGGTCGTGTTTCTCTGGGCCCTGTGGTGGGGCACCAACCATCAGCTGTTCGAGGACGCTCCGCCGCTGACGCCTTGCGTTCACTCGTGCGAAGGAGGCGACCATGCCACCGAAGCGCCGTGACGTACCGGCCGACATCGAACAGGCCAAGGCCCTGATGCGGACCAAGTGTCTGTCGGTGCTGTCGTCGCTCGACAACGGGATGCTCTGGGCCGCTCACTACACGTTGAAGGACTTCGCAGAAGATCTGGAAACGTTCGCCGTCCGTCACCACGAGGAAATGGCCAAGAAAAATCTGGCGGCAAGCGAATAATTTCGCTTGACAGCCCTTATGCAATCGGAGAATGATCGATGCCAAAGAAATACTCGTTCTGGAAAGCCTACAAGGGACCGAAGGGTCCGCACCTGTCACACCTGACGCACTACACGCAGACGGGCCAACCGGCAGGGGAGCAAAGCCACCAGAGTAGCATCCATCCAAACGGCCGCAGGGTCACGCGCAAAGGGAAGTAGCATGAAATACGTCGAGCCGGAGCCCGTACACAGCAACGAAATCTACTGGCTCGTCGCAGCCGCCGCTGTCGGGTGGAGCGTGCTCCGGCTGATGGGGCTTGTTTAAACGAAGAAAGGACGCTGACATGCGTAAGGACGTGAAGGATATGTGGGTGACCGCGCTGCGGTCGGGGGAGTATCAGCAGGGAAAATTGTCGCTGAAGACTGGTAGCGGTGCTTACTGCTGTCTGGGCGTCTTAGCCTGTGAGCTACACAAGAAGATGCCAGAGCTGTTGACTGTGTCTGGGGTAAGCTATGACGAAAGCCCTACGCAAATAACGCTAATCACAGGTATTTACGCAGGACTTGAAAACGGTGGATTGCCACGAGACCTTGTCATAGAACTCGATTTCCGAACAAACAACCCCAACAGTTTCTTTTCCGATCTGAATGATAACAAGGATTGGACATTCGACCAGATCGCCGACTACATCGAGGAGTGCGAGTGATGAGCCGACCAAATAAGGGCAAGTCGCCCTACGCCGCCAAGGGCAAGACGCCACACAAGTACAGCGAGCTTTATGACCGCTGGGTCAGCGCCCCGGACGACGAAAGCCGCATCCGAGCCGACCGGGCCTTCCGTCGCCACTTTGGTGTGCCACTGTGCTGGAAAGGCGGCCGAGCCGTCATGGTGAGCTAATGGACGCCGTACACACGGTTGTCGTGATGCTCGTCCTCTTCGCAATTGCCATACTCCTACGTGTATGGTGGCAGTAATGATGATCGGCGAGGGGACACGCTTTGTCCTTCCCGTTGTCCCTGACGGTGCGGGTGGAAACGCACCTAACCGCTGATCGTCCGAATGGCCCGGTGACCTCCCGCATCGGGCCATTTGTTTGTTATTACTACGCTTTTCGCCGTTTATCACATTGGTTTATCAAGTCACGTATGTGAAGGACGTGATAATCTGATAAAGAGACAATATCTATATATTATATAGATTACTCCGCATCTTGCTGATTTCGTTAGTAAATTCCGTGTATGTAGTGCAGCAAAGGGGCCGTCGTCGGCACCCATCTGATAAACGGTTTATCAAGATTATCAGATTATCAACATGCTGACGCGACGATTTTTCGCCCCGTACTTGATAATTTCGTTTGACATCCCCATGGAGTCGCTTACACTGGCCCCGACGCAACCGAGAGGGGAACGCAAGAGTGTCGCATTGTCGCACCATCCCCCAACAGAAGGAGACCTCAATGCTCGATCCCGTCCACCGATGGCTGGCCGCCCACAACATCGTCGTCCGCGTGCCGCACGTCCGCGACACGCTGCGCCACGGCAGCCATGCCATCCACTGCAGCTACTTCGGGGCCGTGTGGTGGGAGGCCCACGGGCTCTACGCGGCCATGGGCGGAGTGCTCCTCGTCCTCGGCGTCCTGAACTACTTCGTCCACTTCGAGTGAGGACCGGCCGATGCGTCGCTTGCTCATCCACATTTGCCACTACGAGCGCCACCGCAAGGTGCAGCTCTTCGTCACTGGCGGCACGATCGTCGGCGCGGTCGTCGCCATCGCCTACCCAGAATGGGCCCACGCCTCGACCCTCGCAGGCGTCGCCGTCAACCTGATCTGGGTGTGGGAGTGAGAGGGGCTAAAGCCCCTACCTCGCTACGCTCGGTAAAACCACAAACGCAACGAAAGGACACGAAATGCGCCGGAATGAAACCACCCTGACCGAACGCCAAGCAGTCACACTGAAAGAGGCGCTGACGTACTTTCCCGCTGACGAAGTCGCGGACTTAGAGGTACGTCGTTCGTTCAATCATCCCACCGCCTGCTTCGTGCAGTCTTACAACCTCCTATATGACGAGGAGACCTATCTCCTCTTCAGCGACGAAATGCACGACATGATGAATGAGCGAGACATCCTGTTCGTCTACATTCACGAACTGCGCCACGCGGTACAGCATCGACGTGGGTGGCTGAAGAGCAACGGCATAGGTGGCATCATATGGCACGGTATCAATTATGGCCTCCCTATCTATCCCGGCCAAGCAGGCTACTGCGCCCAGCCATGGGAGGCCGACGCCAACGGCTATGCCCACTACGCCATGGGCGGCTACATCCCGACCGAACCCCGCCTCCGCCGCACGATTGACTTTTGCACCCGTCCGGCCGAGTTCGCCCCAGCCACGGAGGACGCTTAGCCGTGGAACACGAACAACGCGCCTCGCTGATCCTCGCCCTCTTCCTCGCCACGATCGCCGTCACCACCATCGGCGGCCTCGTCTGGCTCGGCGCTGCGACCCATCAGCTCCCCTCGCAACAACTTGAAAGGACCCTCACATGCAACGATTGAGCAGCATCACCGTCCCGCTAGCAAGTGTCGAGGCCCACGAGGTCATCCGCAAGGATCTAGCCGACACATTCTCCTCGTGGATCAGCACCTCCGTAATCGTCGGAGGGTACGACCGAGACACCGGACACTACCGCGAGCAACCCGCCATCCGCTACGACATCGTCACCGACAACAACACCTACGGTTGGTCCTCGCTCCGTCGCATCGCCACGGAGGCCGGTCGGCTGACCGGAGAGAGCAAACTGCTTGTCACGTGGCTAGACGGCCAGACCTATTGGGTATCAGCCAAGACAGCCGCTAGCGCGGCTGGGGCCATCCCTGACGACGGCTTCTGACACCAAACAAACATTGTTTAAACACGGAAAGGAAACGACCATGTACTACGTTCTTATCATTTGGATGACAGTCCTCACTAATAACAATGGCATTGCCACGACGTCGGAACGTATTTTCTATCACGACAAGTCACTCTGCGAAGCTACCGTCAAGAGCGTCGTCGCGTCTGACAAGACGCATAGCATTGCCGCCATGTGCATCACCACGGACACGGAGTAACCGCAATGCTCTTCTCCTCCACCCACCAACCAGCACCCGACCGACGCTCAGCCGGTCGGCCCTTCTCACGGAGCTACCAGCCCATGCACGCATCCTCCGTCGCCATCGGCGACCGCTACCTCCTAACCGACTACGGCACCCGTGCCGGAAACGGCCGCTTCTACCTTCACGACCGTCGCACGGAGCGTGGGCTCTACATCAGCCTCGAAGAATACCAGTTCATTCGTAACGCGGAGAACCTCGAAGACGCCATTGCCTCGTGTGATGAGACATTCGAAGAAAACGAGGACATGCTCCGCGCCTCATAGCGGACTGTTGATGGATAGACTGAATGATTAAGCAACACGCACAAAGCGGATTATGGGTCTCTGATCAGGGAATAGTATTCACGTTCGCTGTCATAGAGTGGCGAAATGGTTACGCCTTTGTGCTTGGCTGGGCAGTCCATCGTCTAGTTGCGGAGACATTTCTAGGACCTCGTCCATCAAATCTCGTGACACGCCATCTCAACGACGTGAAAGCCGATAACAAGCTAGACAATCTAGCCTACGGCACCACGGCAGACAACGTCCATGACGCAATAAGAAATGGACGTCATCCTCGTCGCGAGACCCACGGACGCACAAGACTGACCGAAAAAGATGTAGCCGCAATTCGCCGCAGACGTAAACAAGGCCATAAGTTTCAACATATAGCAGACGATTACAGGCTCAGTGTCGGCAATGTGTGGCAAATTGTTAACCACCTCACGTGGAAATAGCAAGAAAGTTCTTGCTATTTAAAGCGGCCTCTGACATCATGCGACTAGTCGGATAGAAACCGACCCAAAGGAGACAAGACCATGACAAACAAGGAACGTGAACACAGGGCCCTCGCCCAGCACAGCGTCAACGAAGCGCTCGATTTCATCATGCTCTTCGACGCAGGCGTCTGCAGCGACAGCGAGGTCGCCACGGGCTTTCAGGCCCTCATCGACAGTGGCCTCATATGGTCGCTCGACAGCCGCTACGGGGCCTTTGCCACTCGCCTCATTGAGTGCAACGTCTGCCGTCCGGCCCGTGCGAGGCTACACTGATGGTCGCCGTGGTTATCTTCTTCGCGGCTGGCGTCAGCCTCGCCGTTTCGCTCGTGAACCTCTGGAGCCTGTCCCATGACACGTGAGACACACTGCCGCGAATGTGGTTGCGAGCTTCGCTCGCTGGGCCTTCGTCCGACGGCCGTCTTCTGCTGCGTCGAGCACCGGAAGGCGTGGAACAACCGCCGTGCCGTGCGAGGAGCCGAGCTATACGACCTATTCATGGCGAACAGCTATGAGCGGGACAAGCGCAAGACGCTGGGCCTCTTGGCCCAGATGTCGCGACTGACACGGGCCTATCGCGACGCGGACAAAGCGCTCCGCGACGGACGGCCATCGTGGAACGCGGAGGAAACGATCGAGCGCATTCCGTTTGCGTTCGGCAACGATGGGGACAAGCGATGAGTGACGAAGGGATCAAGGAACAGCTGCTAGGGTACTTCTGGCAGCCTCGTGTCCTTGCATGGCGAGCCGGATGGCAATGTGCGGCACAGGGCCGTCCGATCGTGGCCATGCGCAATTTTCCGTTCGATGACTGGCAGCAGGCCGAGTTCATGGACGGTTACGTTTGCTGGTACGAGGAGCACGGACGGAGCGACTACCCGCAACGGGCGCTGCGGCCGCAGGACGACGAAACGCTGCGGCATTGGCCGCTGGATTAACACGGGCATCGCATGCAACAAACGGGACGGCGTCGAGTGGCACCGTCCCGTTGTTCGCTAGTGTGGACGACCTAACAGCGCCGTATCCACAAACTCCGTGTACCAATCTTTTCCGTGAATGCGGACCCGTTCGTCGGGGCCCAGCGATACCGCAATGATTTCATCGTCGGCGATAACGTGGCCACGCTGGGAGGTGAATGAGCGCAGCTTGCGGGACCAGCCGCAGACGACACGGCCGTTGAGGCTAACGCCGTTAGGGCCCTTGGCCGCGATGCGATCGCCGACGCGGAGGAAACGATCGTGATTGAAAACGTCTTGGAAGGTATTCGGTGTTGTCACTCTCATTGGCATTCGGTCATACTCCTCGTGGTTGATGGATTGCGGCTAGAGCGCCCTGTAGCCATGCCCGTAGGTTTTTGACATCCGCCAGCCCCTCGGCCAGCGAACGGGCGGATACTAAGGCGTACTTAGCACCTTGTCAACAAAAAATTTTCCTTGCCATGTCTCGCGTTTAAACATACACTGTACTTGTTCGGCCGACGCGTAGCGGAGGCAAGGCACCGGATAGACTACAACGGGAAAGGACAATACCGTGAAACAGGTGACGACGTTTACACATGAGGAGTTCGTACAGCAGGTCGCGGCGATTGCGTGCAGCCGCCTGCGGAGCGACGAGCGTGAGATCTGCGCCAATATCAAGCTGGCCTACGGGGCAGGACCGGACGGCACTCGCGGCGTGACATATTACAATCGCTGGGGCAAGGCCGACACCAAGGCCCCGTTCGTCGCGATCAACGCGCTGCATCAGGAGAGCCTCGTGCAGCTGGCAGGGACGACGATCCATGAGCTGGGCCATGTGCTGGCAGGCTGGGACGCAGGTCATGGCCCGCTGTGGAAGGAAGCTTGCGAGAAGCTTGGCCTACGCCGTGTACGAGCCGCCGGGACCGAGTACAAGTTCGCCATGTTCGATAAGGATATCCGTTCGCTGATCGCCACCATGCCGAAGCCGACCGATGGGACGCCTCAGGCGCTATTTGGCGAGAACTTCCGCATTGGCAAGCGTCAGGCAGGGCCAAAGCCTTGCACCGCTGCGATCGGCGTGCGAGGCGGCAAGAGCCGTGGCGTTGGCAGCGGCAGCCGTCTGCGCCTGTTCGAGTGCGAGTGCGAGCCGCCGTTGAAGGTTCGTGTTGCTCGGGATGTCTTCAACTGTACTTGCAACGATTGCAACTCACACTTCATCCGCCGCATTTAAACGCGATTTTCGATGCCGGAACGCATTTTTCGATTGACAGTCTGGCCCGCAAGGGCCATTCTGTATTCATGGCAATCACGCCACGGGAGACACGGATATGACCAACGACTTCGAAGCACCGCTCTACGTCAACATCATCGACAAGCAGACTGGCCTTATCATCGCTACGCGTAAGACGCTGAAGGCCGCACGGTCGCTGGTCGATAAGAAGGACAACGAATATGGCGCTTACCGCTACAGCGCTCGACCGGTGTACGCCACGAGCCAAGGCGCTGTCATGCGCTGAGCCACGAGCGATAGCGAGTGAAGTCCCCGGTCCCAGCCGGGGATTTTTTTTTGCCACGCGATCCCCGACCGACACACGATGCACCGGTAGCGGGGCCGCAGCGAAGCGTAGGCCATAGCGCGCAAGCGCTAGGCGACGACGGACGCGGCTACGGAAGGACAATCGGCACAGCGACGGGACACGGGGCCGCCAGCGCCTCGGACATTTTCTTGCGCCGTGACGCAAGATAAGTACAAGCACGCGCAATATTCTTTCGTTGATAATCTTACACTGAGTGCAAAAATTTGCCCATTTGCGTCCATCCCGTAGTATGCATGGGAATAAATTCCTATCCGTCTAGGCGGACTGTTGGGCTCATCGTTTAAACGCAGCTGCAACGATATCAATGGCTTAGCGTCGTATGTTAACCTGACACTTCAACTCCAGTTCCATAATGCATGTTATCTGATCGGCGTCCGGCACGGGGTCGAGGCCAGAGGTCGGGGGTTTCCCCCAGCGGGTGTCGATCGGTCGCGTCCGGTCATGGGGACCCACAGCCATCCCGAGGCAAGTTTCACGGAAGCACACGTGTGGGTTGCAGGCCCTCCGACCGCCGTGTATCCGCGTAACCGCCTGAGGACGTTCACTATTTGTGGCGGGCTCGCCCGCGCCAGCGGGCGTCGGCCCCTGCGGGGCCTCGACGTCTCATCGCGTAACGGTTGCCGGAGGTCGTGATAGCACGTTCACACTTTGTTCCGGTTTATCATCATCCCTTTATCACGACTTGGCGATGGAATTTGATAATTTGATAAACCATCGCCTAACCCCCTGATACGATTAGGTATTTTTGATAAAAGAGTAATAAATACAATATACCCCCTTGATAATCTGCGGCAGGATGTCGCAGGGGAGATTATCAAATTATCAAGATTATCACCTGCTTTCCCGGAGGGGGCTTGCGCCCGGCGTCCACGGGCGGTAGTTTAAACGAGATTTCCCCTACGGCGCATCCCCGCGCCCCGGCCATCGCTATGAAAAATAACAAAAATCAAGGAGACAACCACTTGGGCACCGTCGTCAAGCAGCGCGCCAAGCCGAAGTTTATCACTCTCGACACGATCGAGCCCTTGCCGATGAAGTGGCTCTGGGAGCCCTACATCCCCCTCGGCACCGTGACCGCCATTTTCGGTCGCGGCGGCCAAGGCAAGTCGTTCCTCACCGTCGATCTGGCCTCGCGCCTATCAACCGGCACGGCCTTTCCGGACAGCCTCCCTTTCGGTCGGCCCCAAAATGTCCTTATGCTCAGCGCGGAGGACGATTATCAGCACGTTCTGGTCCCCCGTCTCATCAAACAGGGCGCTGATCGACGCCATATCGCGGTCCCGGACAAGAAATTCACGCTCGACAAAGAAGGCGCAGCCGACGTAACGGAAATTATGCGCGATTTCGCCGCCACGATCGTGTTTATCGACCCGATTGTCTTCTACGCAGGTGGAAAAATGGACATGAACAAGTCCAACGAGGTCCGTGCGATGATGGAGCGGTTGAAAGACGCGGCCGAAGCCGCCAGTGCGGCCGTGATTATCGTCGGCCACGTGAAAAAATCCGACGAAGGGTCCGAACAGGACCGCATGACGGGCTCTGCCGACTGGGTCAATGCCGCCCGCAGCGGTATTCTCGTCACCCGGACGAACGACGGGACCAAAATCATGAAGCACGTCAAGACGAACTACGGAGAACTGGGCCCTACGCGCTCTTTCGAGATCACGAAGGACGGTTTCGTCTGGGGTGACAAGTTCGCTGACGACGACTTGCCCACGTCGAGCCGCTCCGGCCGCCGCGAGCAGGCCATTGCGTTCCTCCGTGCCCTCCTCGCCGATGCCCCGGCCCCTGCGACGGAGGTCGAGCAGGCTGCAAAGGACGAAGGCATCGCCCCGGCGACGCTATCGCGTGCCAAGGCTGGCATCGCAGAGAGCTACTACAACAAATCGGCCGGTGTTTACTACTGGCGCTTGCTCGCCTGACGACGGAGGGACAGCAACATGGACAATCCGATCGAAAGCAAGCTCAAAGACAAGGGCTACGATCCGGCCGTCGCCCTCGCCATCTGTGAGGCGATCGCAAGCGGCAAGACCGTCACGGAAATTGTGGCGACGGAGGGCATGCCGTCCCGCTCCACCATCTATCGCTGGCTAACCGTCTACCCGAAGTTCTTCGACGCCTATGAGCGGGCTCGTGAACTCGCCGCCCAGTCGTTCGAGGACGAAGCGCTCGACCTCGCCCGCAAACTCACCGGCCCCAACGACTTCACCGGGACGAAGGTCCAAGCCTACAACGTCGCGATGCAGCAACTGCGCTGGTCGGCCGCTCGCCGCGACCCGGACCGCTACGGCCAGAAGACGACGCAGACGTCGCAGGTCCCAATCCAGATCGTCACGACCCTCAACCTCGGGCAGGAGGGCCAAGGCCCCGTTGTGGATGCCTCGACTTCCGTCTACACGATCGACGTGTCAGCCGCCTCGGCTGAAGCCTCGGCCCCCGACCATCGGGAGGGAAGGCCTGTGCCCGACACCAGCGACGACGACACCCCCCTTCGTTTAAACGACGAAACCGCGTATGATGAGGCCGAAGCGACGGGGCTCCCGTTCGGCCTCGCGGAGCACGAGCGACAGCAGCTGTACAACCCGCCCCTCGGACGGCCAAAGGGTCGAAAGGACGGACCACTCGTCCGCAGGGGCAAGGGCCACAAGTCCCTAGCAAAAACGAAAATGGCGATCACCAAGGCGGCCAAGAAGGCGAGCGAGAATGAGCGGGCAATTGACACAGATGGCGGCAGCGGCGCAGAGCCCGACAGCGACGGCGACGAATAACCCGCTCGCGTCGGCTGTCCAGCGCATCCTGCCCGCAGTTGCAGCGTCGGCCGCCCCGCAATCCGCCGTGGATATCTTTACCCCCGAGCGCAAGGCCGCGAACAACACGACGATGGCGGACCAAACGGCCGCCACGTCTTCGGCCGAACAGAAGGCTTGGCAGGACAGCATCGCCAAGATCGAGAGCGGAGGTCGCTACGATCTAGTCGGCCCCACGACAAATGGCAACACGGCACTCGGCAAATACCAAGTCATGTCCAACAACGTCGGCCCATGGACGAAGGAAGTCCTAGGCACGGCAATGACGCCGCAGCAGTTCCTGCGGTCGCCGCAGGCCCAAGATGCCGTCTTCAACGCGAAGTTCGGTGGCTACGTGCAGCAGTACGGCCTCGAAGGCGCAGCACAGGCGTGGTTCGGTGGCCCCGGCAGCGTCGGCAAGGGCGATCGCAAGGACAAGCTCGGCACCAGCGTCAGCTCATATGGCCAGCGCTTCGTCGCCGGGCTCGGAAAGTCGTCTGCCAGTCCGGTCGATCGGGTGATGCAGGGTGGCTCGCCGAGCGATGTGGCCTCCAGCGCCACACAGCAGCCCGCTGGCGCGGTTTCTCAACCTGACCCTAGTCAGGTAGCGACCGTTTCAGATCCCTCTCAGCAGTCTCCTGAGGGTGTTTACGTAGACACAAGCAGGGACATCCCGCTGCCCGAGGCCCAGCTGCCGCAGGTCGGTCCTGCAGTCAGCAAGGCAGCCGCAGCGGCTCCGTCGATCGCCAAGCAACTCATCCAACGGGTCATGCAGGCGGACCCGAAAGCCGCAGAGCGGCTTCAGGCCCTGAAGAACAAGACGAGGTATCAGGCATGAACACGATTACGTACGTTCCGACAAGGCGTAAGGGCCCACACAAGCCGCCACCGAAGGAGATCACACGATGAGCGACCTGTTTCCCGGCCAGAGGCAGAGCACGAACGTCCTCATAGGCCGCGTGTTGGGCCAGCCGTTCGCTGACAACGGTGTCATACCGATGCAGCAGTACCTAGCGGCACAGGACCCACGTAATGGGCAGCAGATGCCGTTCACGGTGCCACAAGGGCCGATGGACGTAGCGCAACAGCAGCAGGCCCAGCAGGCAGCGCAGAGCTTTGCGCAGCAGCTCGGCTACACGCCACAGGGCGGCAACGCATTCACCCAGAGCCAGCAAAGCGGCATCGAAAACATGTTCAACCAGTCGATGCTCAATGCGCTGAAGCAGGCGCTTGAGGCGCAGAAACAAGCGCAGCAGAACGCCAACAAGCCGCTGAAGCGGCCGGGTCGCTCCCGCTGGGGCGACGAGAACATGACCGGCATGTAGGAGACCGCAGTGCCAACAATCGAAAAGCGACTAGTCCAATTCAACCCTAACCCCGTGCAGAAGGGTTTTATCGAGAGCCAAGCGGCTGCGGACCTTTTCTCGTCTCGCGTCGGCGAGGGCAAGTCCACAGCGCTGTGCTGGTCGATCCTGTATCACACGAAGCACAATCCCGGTGCCGAGTGGGCCTTCATCCGTGACACGTTCGAGAACATCCAGAAGACATCACAGAAAACGTTCTTCGAGTGGTTCCCACCCGGTGTCTTCGGCGATTACAACGCCACGAAGAAAGAGTTCACGTGGTACGAGCGCATCGCCAAGGGGACCGTGACCTTTGTCGGTATGGACGATCCCGGTGACGCGTCGAAGTTGCTGTCATGGGTGCTCGGCGGCATCGCCATGGACGAGCCGGCTCCGGCCGCAGGGTCTGCAGGCATCAACGAGATGGTGTTCGATCTGGGCATTCAGCGTCTGCGGCAACCGGGCATGAAGTGGCGGCCGATGAAGCTGGCCACGAACAACCCGGACGACAACCACTGGACGTATAAGAAGTTCGTCGGTGAGGGAGCGGAGGAGAACAATTTCCGCCTGTGGCAACCGTCGAAGCCCGAGAACATGCAGAACCTGCCGGAAGGCTACTATGAACGCATTCGCAAGGCGAATGCTCATCGGCCCGACCTCATTCGACGGTTCGTGGACGGTGAGTTCGGTTTCCAGCAGGATGGCGCTCCGGTCACGCCGCAATGGAGCGACCGCATCCATTTGTCGCTCGGTCTGTCGCCCGTTCGCAATCGCGAGATCATCATCGGCTGGGACTTCGGTCACAACCCCACGGCCATCATCACGCAGCGGACCCCGCTCGGCTATTGGAACATCCTACACTCGTTTGTCGGTGACGGTATCGGCGTCGAGGAGCTGATCGTGGACCAAGTCATCCCGGTGCTGCGGGACCGCTTCGCCGGACGGCCAGTCATCCGCCACATTGGCGACCCGGCCGGGACCAGCGGCGAGCAGACCAGTATCCGACGTTCGGCCGTAAAATCAGTCAAGAGCCTGATTGGAGGCACGTGGCGATCAGGCCCTGTCCGTTGGGAAGAGCGCATCAACCCGCTGCAGGCCGTGCTCACGCGGACGATTAGCGGCGTCGGCGTCGTGCAGGTCGATCGTGCAAACGCGAAAGAGGTCTGGCACGCGCTTCGCGGTGGCTGGCACTACAATGTCAACCGCTCGGGCATCACGAGTGCCGAAGCGGCGAAGGACCTTCACAGCCACCCCGGCGATGCGATGGGCTACTTGGCCGCGATCCTGTTTCCGATGGGACGAGTGTCGAAGGAAACGAAGTTCGCCGAGCCGAAGACTGGTCACTACTTTGGCGAGCAAGGTCGCGGCCTGATACTGCCGGGTGATCCAGAATTCCGTATTGGCCCCGGACCTAGGGGTCCGATGCCCAAGCACGGCAGTAGTCCCAAATTCTAAGAGGTTGACATGACAAACCGGCGTAGACGACGTCTTTTGCTGATCGGCAGCAATGCTGGCGGCCCAGTGATGCTTAAGCAGCTGGCACACACGGTCACGGGTCCGGGCTACAATTCTGGTGCTGCACCGCTCACAGGTGACGGAACTCAGAAGACCTATGCCGGAACTTTTGTCAATCGCTCCGGTGCGACGATCAACACGTGCTCGGTCGTGCTGCAGGGATGGACGCTGCGCACAACCGGTACAACAGATTGCTCAGCTTCGTATGTCGTTAGTGGGACGATCGAGTTCCCGGTTGGGACAACGGTCGGGACGATCCCGAACACGACGGTCACGCCCGGTCTCAACAATGAGAGCGCAGATATTGCACTGAGTGCAGGAATTACGGCTGGAGGCAGCTTCAAGGTGAACCTGTCGGCCACTCCGGCCAACGGTGCAACGTACATCACGGCGCTAGGGTTCGCTGGTCTTCGCGTCCATGCGATGTCGAATACACTCGTCAAGGCCGCCGTTGCGGGCTTCGGAGATAGCATCATGACAAACAACGGCGGAGCGCTGATCAATGCTGCTGCCAGCCGATGCCCGGCTTATCTCAACTCCATCTCTGGCACCACGGCGCAGACCTACGCGACGAACGGCAATTTCTCCAAGCAGGTTGATCTTGCGGCCAAACTCGCCTGTACGCATGTCGTGACGAACTTCGGCACGAACGACTTCGGAGCCAGTGCTACAGTGGCGCAGCTTCAGGGCTGGCTAACCACGATGCGAGACGCTGTCAGGGCCGCAGGCATGAAGTTCGGACAGATGACCATGACGCCTCGGGTCAATCAGAATTCGGCGATCTCCGCTACGCTGACGTCGAGTGGCAATTCGATCACGGCTCAGGTGGCGGACGCAAGTCTATTCCGTGTCGGTAGGCCGTACTCAATCGCTGGAGCGAATGAGGCGGAATACAACGGCTCGAAGATTTGCACGGCTCGGGACACAACGGCGAACACGGTGACGCTTCTGTTTCAAGGATCAGGGTCGCCAACCGCCACAGGCACAATCACCATTCAGTCGTGGAAGTTTACGTCAGAGGCCAATTTCCAAACGCCGCAGACGGCATGGGCTGCTGGCTCCGGCTCCAATCGCGGACAGATTAACTCGTGGATACGAGGCGGCAACGTAGATGCCGTGATCGAATGGGGTGACGCTGTCGAGCCGTCGCGCGATGCCGGACGGTGGAAGATCGCAGGCGAGGACACGCTCCTGCCTGATGTCTCGCTGATCACGGTCAGCTCAGTCATCTCGACGTCACGGTTCAACTCGAACTATGCCTCGGGCTCCAGCACGATCGTGAACGGCTTTGTCCAGCCGCTGACCGGTGCGAACGTTGGCGTGGCGAAATCCGGCAACGGTAATACGAATGGCGATATCACCGTGACGAGCGCATGGACGAACACGCAGGTCGTTGGCGACCAATACTACGCCGTGCCGGGTGTCAGTTACATGTCGGACGACGGACTGCATCCACGCGTGGCGTCAGGCGGCAAGGGTGGACAGGTCTTCCTCGACAACGTGACGGGTACGTGGCTCGACAGCATTCTCGCATAGTGTTACTCTCTGCTTGTTTAAACAAACGAGGTTACAATGGCAAACGTAGCACCGACAACCGCTGAAGGCGGCAACGGCACACAAGTCGCGAAATGGGTTCTGCAAGTCGGTGACGTGGGTTTGCCTGTGGCGCTCGCAGGCTGGCCTGACAAGACGGTTCAGATCATCTCCGCAACCGGTACGGCAAGCCTAGAGGGATCAAACGATGGTGGAACCACATGGTCCCCGGTATCGGACACTGGCGGTACGGCCATTACGGCAAAGGGCCAAGGTCTCTACACGCTACGTGACAATCCGGCCCTTCTCCGCATCAACACGGTCGCCACGGCCGCTGTCACCGTCCAGCTCATCGCTCACTAAGGACAGTCGATGTCTCTACCAATTGATGTCCCGGCCACGATGCCAGACCAGAGCGCCGACGACCAATACATTGTCGAGCAGCTTGTTGGCTACAAGCGTGAGGCGGAGCAAAACCGCAAGGGCGGCCTCAACCCGCGTGACGATAAATGGGAGGAAAATCTCGACCTCTATTGGAACCGGGTCGATTTCTCCGACAAGGCCGACTGGCAATCGAAAGTGTCAATGCCGGAAGTTCCCGGCTTCGTAGACCGCTTCGCGGCTGCGATCAAGGATGCGATGGTCAACACGCCTAATGGCTTCTACACCGTTACGGACCCGTACGACACGAACTCGGACCTCATGCCGTCCATCAAAAAGATGGAGGATGTGTGGCTCAGCGTCTCCGGCCGTAACCAGATAGGCCAGCTGCTCGACTTCTCTGCCGTCTTCGAAGAGCAAGTGAAGATGGGCGCTCTCATGAACATGGCCGCTGTCGTACGCTGGAGCGACGACGTCAAATATGGTCGCGTGTCCGTTGAGACGGTCGATCCGCGTCAGGTATGGCTCGATCATACCAACCGTTCGCTCTATCGGGTCCGGCAGACTGAGGTCGATCTTGTCGATCTCGTGCGCATGGGTTCGACGCTGTCGAGCAAGGGCAAGCCGATATACGATACCGGAGAGATCAATCGCCTCATGGGCGATCGCATTTCGTTGCAACAGAAGGCGCGTGAGCTGACGGGCAACGACGAACAGATCATGTCCGATCGCAAGCCGATCATTTTGGACGAATATGTTGCAACGGTGCTAAGCCCGACCGGTAAGATCATCATGGACAACGAAGTCGCCATCGTGGCTGACGACAAGTACCTCATTCGTGGACCGGAGCGCAACCCGTTCTGGCACGGCAAGGACTGGCTCGTCTACTCGCCGCTGATGACGGTGCCGTTGTCGCCTTACGGCCGCTCGTACATGGAAGATTTCGGCTCCATCGCCAAGGTGTTCAACGACCTGACGAACCTATTGCTCGACGCGGCTTACATGTCGGGCATGAAGGCGTTCGCCATGGTCCCGGCCATGCTGCAGAACCCAGAGCAGGCTAACACGGGCATCTACCCTAACAAGATCTTTTTCCTCGAAGAGGGCTATTCTGCCGAGGACTTCGCCAAGGCGCTCGACCTTGGCTCGCTCGACGCAGGCGCTGTGCAGATCTGGCAAGCTATCAAAAAGGAGCTGTCGGACGCTGCTGGCATGAACGACATCTCCATGGGTCAGCTGCCGGACAAAACCCACATTGCCGCTTCGGCTGTTGCCGGGGCCCAGCAGTCGGCCTCGTCCATGCTGCGGAGCGTCGCCAGTACGATCGAGACACGGTTCCTCGACCCCATGCTCGATCTGATTTGGAAAACCGGCTTGCAGCACGCTGACCGCAACGACAGTCGTATGGCAACGGCGGTAGGGGCCGACATGTACGGGGCGCTCATTGGCGCTCGCAGGGAACTCATCTCGCGACCGATTACGTTTCAGGCCCGAGGCATCTCCTCGCTGATCCAAAAGCAGCAGAAGCTGACGGCCCTTATGGGTGTCTTGCAGATCATTGCGTCCAATCCTAATCTAGCAGCTGCGTTCATTCAGCGCGTCGATATGGACAAGTTTCTGGCCCTGCTGTTCAACCTGACGAACGTCGATATGGCGCAGCTGACCCTATCGGATCGACAGCAGGCCATTAACGCCATCACGCAGCCGCTGCAGGACGCGGCCAATCAGCAACAGGGCGCTCCGTCGCCAGCCGCCGTCAAACAGATGGGCGGCATTGCACAGTCCATGGGAGTAGCGAAGCAATGAGTAAGAAATGGATGGCCAAGGCAACCGCCAACGCCCACGGGCAGTTCGCCGCCAAGGCCAAGAAGGCCGGAATGTCAACAGCTGAGTTTGCAAACAAGGAAGCCGGGGCCAAGGGCAAGCTTGGCAAACAGGCACGTCTGGCCAAGGTTCTCATGAAGAGCAACCCATTCGCAAAGGCCCGTGGCTGATGTGGTATTGGAGTGACGAAGGGGAAGAGCGCGTTACGATCGAGGTCGTGACGGAAGGCTTCCAAATGCAGCCGGGCTTCGTACCACGGCGCGAACAAGGAGACATACGAAATGCAGTCGCTGCGAACGACAACCATCAAAAATCCGACGCCAGCGCAGGTCGAAAGTCTGCGTGAGGCCGCATATCTCTCGACGGTGATGCCATCCATCGACGCCGAGATTGACGGGATGGAGAAAACCGTCCACGTTGCCGTTTATGAGCACATTCGCAAGGGGACACTGACCCCCGAGGCCGCCATGAACTATTGGATGGAACTCTACAGCTATCACAGGCTGCGGCATCGCCTCACTGACAAGGCCGCCACAGCCAACACGATCATCGAAAAGACAGGAGAATGACAATGGCACGTAAGACCAGCAAGCCTACGGACGCCGAAATACTCAAGGCAATGTACCCAGACCTGCCGGACGCCTCGGATTTCGAGGAACAGGACAAGCAGAAGCAACAGCAGCCGACGCGGCAGCGCAGATCGCAGAATTGCAGACGAAACTGGCCCAGCTGCAGGGCGAATTGAATGCTTCGCGGGCCCCACGAGCCACGGCGAAGGCCGAACCGATGCCAGCCGCTCCGCAGGCACCGAATTTCGGCAATATCAAGGCCCCGGACCCAAATACGGATCCCGAAGGTTACGCCCGCTACGTCGAATTGAAGGCTCAGACGCTCATCGACTACGAAAAGGCTAAGTATCTGCACGAACAGACGGCCGCTCAGCGGCGTGCGACGCAGATGCAGCAGCTCTGGGACGACTTTGCTGACCAGCACAAGGAATATGCAGCTAATACGGAGCGTGTCGAGATCGCCACGCAGCGTGTTTTGCAGCGTCAAGCCGCCGCTGGCGTCAATGTTGACGACTACATGTTCAATAACCGCGAAGCATTCATGGCCGACGTCATCAAAGAGAGCGACAAACTCTTCGGCAAGCCCGTTGCCACGGACGAAGAGGACGATGACGAGGGCGATGACGACGCCACGGACAACCGGACAGCTGTCGTAGCTCCCGGTACCGGCAAGGGTAAGGGTGCACCGGCTGAACCGCAGTCACCTTTTGGCGCTCTGTCGCAGGAGATTAACGCTTGGCAGCAGAAGACAGGCTTCTATCGCTAACGCGACACTAAGCCGCAGCCACCCCTTGCGCGCGTTTAAACGCAGAAGTATACTGGCCTCTGAATTGGGGCCAGTTCACGTTTGGGCCCTCTAACTGAAAGGGTCCAACAGTGGCTTGGCAGTTCGACGCCCCCGCAGGCGTTTATAAAAACCACACGCTTAGCACGAAGGTTCGCCGTCAGGCACTCGCTAAGACCGTGTTCTTCAAGTATCTCAATCCAGAGCCGGGCTTCGGGCGCAAGAAGGGTGAAAGCATCACCATTACGCGTATCCTGCGCCTGCCGCTCGCCAATCGTGTCGCGGAAACTGATCGTCTGCCGTCTGGCCGTCCGCCGATGGAAACCAAGAGCGTCAAGATTTCGGAATGGGGCTACAAGGTCCCGCTGACGGGTTGGGAAAATGACCTTTCCTCGTTCGATCTGTCGGGCGAAATCGAAGGTACGCTTCGTGACCAGATCGAGCTGACCATGGACATCATGGCCGCCGACGTCTTCAAGCTCACCCCGATCAAATACACGCCGATGTCCACGGGCTTCAACCTGACAACCAACGGTACTCCGACCGGCACATCCGACCGCAACATCTCCGTATCTGACCTACGTCAGATCCACGACTATCTCTCCGGCGATCTCAAGGCCCCGGCCTTTGCCAACGGTAAGTATGTCGGCATTCTATCCACTCAGGCCGCTCGCGGTCTGAAGAACGACCCCGAATACAAGGACTGGATTGCTCCGACCTCCTCGCAGCCGCTGATGGACGGCGTCCTCAAGGACATCGAAGGCTTCACGCTGATCGAGACCAACAACTTCGGCTACGAGCGCAACGCCCTCGCCAAGTTCGTCGGTACTTCCGTCACGACCGGTGAAGCCGTGTTCTTCGGTGCCGATAGTGCTGGCCTTCTGGAAATTCAGTCGCCCGAAATCCGCATGGGGCCCAAGGAAGATCTTGGCCGCTTCTGGGAAATCGGTTGGGTCGGCAAGCTCGAAGCTTTCCATACGTGGGAAAAGGCTTCGCTCGCTCGTGCCGTCCACGTAACTTCGAACTAAGGGAGAGCGACAATGAGCGCACCTTATGCAACTAACGACCGCGTCACGGCGTTTCAGTCGGCCGCTGTCGCAGCTGGCTCTACAACCGCTCGCTTCAAGTTCGGCAAGCCAGTTTACGTCAAGCGCATCGTGGCAGTCTACACGACTGCACAGACTACAGCAGGCGCTGCCGCCACCTTCGGCGTCAAGAATGCGGACAACTCCACTGGCTCTGTGACCAAGGGTTCGTTCACGTTTCCTGTAGCCGCTGTGAACTCCGTGCTGAAGGCCGACGTCGCTGCTAGCTACCCCAATCCGGTAGTCGGCACTGGCGAAATTTCGCAGCCATCTACGGTCACGACCGGTCGCGTCCTCGGCTACCAGACTTCCCTTCCCGGCGAAATCCTTGTCGTTCCGGGGCAGGAATTCTGGATCGACATCGCAGCCGGTGGCGCTGCCGGTGTAGCGGACATCGCACTTGAATATCGTGAGGAAGGCCAGAACGTCTTCAGCATGACCGACATGGCTGTGACCCTGTCGTAAGGAGGGACCTATGTCCACAGTTAATTCCTTCGACAAGAGCCTGAATCTTGCGGAGCTGAACCAACCGCTTTTCGGGGTCAATCCGACCCCGATGACACCGGCAGCACGTCGTGCGGCAGCTCGTTCGAATATCAACGTGCAGGAAGGCGTACAGGCAGGTTACTCCGGTGCTCGTCTGTCGAATGGTTTCGTTCAGAACCTCACTATTTCGGCAGTAAATACGTCGGCAACTCTGACGGCTGCTCAGATCATCGGTGGCCTGATTACGTCCACCACGGCGGCTGCTGTTGTTATGACACTGCCGACTGGTACGAACTTCGAGACCGCACTGATCGCGGCCTTTCCGGGTTTGCAGAATGGTGATGCTTTTCAATTCTACGTCTCGAACCTTGGCGGCACCAACGCCATTACGTTCGCAGCTGGAACTAATTTCACTATCGCATCGGCCGCATCTACCAGTGTCGGTGCCAACAGCGGTGTAAGTTGTGTTGCGGTTCGCACTTCCGCGAACAACTACGTTCTGTACTTCGCATGATCTTGACAGGGCCCCAAAAGGGCCCTATCGTTTAAACAAGAGCAATGTGTGCGGATCTCCGCACTTACTGCGGACTTTCACACAGGAGACACCAATGCCGCTTCAAGGAGCAATTGACGTAGATCGTGGCGTCCTCATTCGCCAGATCGTCAAGTTCGACCCCAAAAATCACCACAAATTCGAGCCGGACCCGACGTTCGGTGGCCTGCAGGTCTACATGTATTTTGACGAGCCGGGTGTCTACTTCGACGTCCATGGTCGTCGGCTGCCAGAGGAGTTAGCCGAG